AAAAAAAAAAAAAAGGGGGGGGTGTTATCCCCTTTTTTTATTATGGGAATAAAAAAAATAGTTTTTTTTATTAATCTACATATTTATTTAGAAACAAACAATTAATGGCAACAAAAAATTTAGTTGAAGATGCTTTAATCCAAATCAAGAATTTGGAAGAAGTAATTAATGAAAACGCAAAAGAAATACTTCAATCTACCATGAAAGAAGAAATTAGCGAATTAGTAAAAGAGTCTATTAAAGAGGCTGATGAAGACGAGAAGGACGAAGCTCCGGATGATGATGAATTAGAAATCGAAGACGAAGTCGAGGTTGATGATTTAGATTCTGACGAGAATGACGACCAAGATGGTATGGAATTCGGTGGAGGTATGGATTTCTCAAACGAGACACCTACAATCGATTTGACAAAAGGAGCAACAAATCAAGAAGTTGCCAATGTATTCAAAAGACTCAAGGACACAGATGAGGTTATTGTCGTTAGAGATGGTGACAATATTGACCTTACAGTTGGTGGTGAAGAGTATATCATTAAGTTAAATGAAGGTATGTACATGGATGAAGACGAGGATGTAAATCCTGCGGATGACGCTATTCCTATGGAAGAAGAAGACGAATTCGACATGGAACTTACAGGTGACGAAGAATTAGAAGAAGATTTTGATGATGAAGACATGGACCGAGAGGAAATGTATAGAAGAATCTTTGCCGAAATGGACGAAACCGAAGAAGATGATACTGAAACCGTTTATGAATTAGAAATGGACGGAGAAGAGTTACCATCAGGTGATGAATCACTTGAGGAAGATTTTGAAGACATGAATCTTGATAACATGAATTATGATGATGTTGCATCTGATGTTGCATCTTATGAAGATGAAGAATCTGATGAAGAATTCGAAGAAGGTTGGATGAATGAGGCTCGTAAAACAAACAAGAAAACTATGAAACCTGTAGGAAGAGGAACGGGTAAACCCAAATTCGAATACAAGAAGACAACTGGCGGATTTAAAGAAAAAATGAAGCAAGGAACTAAAGGTGTTGGAATGGGTAAAGCCAAATTTGAATACAAGGAATCAGATAACAAAATGAAAAAAGTTGAGACAAAAGAAGCGGCTCGTACTTATGGTTATGGTTCAAAAGATAAAAGTCGTGGATTGAGAAAAGGTATTACACCAAACAGAAATCTAACATTTGAATCTTATGAAAAATTGGTTGAAGAAATTTCTTCACTTAGACAAAAGAACGAAGAGTACAGAAAAGCTTTGAACTTGTTTAGAGAAAAATTAAATGAAGTGGCAATCTTTAATTCAAATTTAGCTTACGCTACAAGATTGTTTACTGAACATTCAACTTCAAAACAAGAAAAGATTAACATTTTGAGAAGATTCGACAGCGTTGATACAATCAAAGAATCTAAAAAATTGTACAAATTTATCAAAGAAGAACTTGATTCAAACAATGATAAAGGAACAATTAACGAAGCATTCGATAGAGTTGTAAACGTTGAACCTCAAACTGGCTCAGCTGTGAATTTAATTGAATCAAAAACGTATGAGAATCCACAATTCTTGAGAATGAAGGATTTGATGACAAAAATAATAAAATAAACTAAAAAATAATAAAAACCAAAAATAAAATGGGAGCATTATTAGAAAGTGGATTAGTTGGTAATATCGGTCTTAAGCACCTTAAAGTTATCAAGGAAGACACTATAAACAAATGGGACAAATTAGGGTTCCTAGAAGGTCTTAGAGGCCACCTAAAAGAAAATGTCGCTCAGTTGTATGAAAACCAAGCGTCACATTTGATTAACGAAGCTGCAACTACTGCTGACTCAGGTTCATTCGAAACTGTGGTATTCCCTATCATCAGACGTGTGTTCTCTAAATTGTTATCAAATGAAATCGTATCTGTACAAGCTATGAACTTACCAATCGGTAAATTGTTCTACTTCGTACCTCAAATCCAAGCGTATGATACTGCAAGTGGTGGAGCAAACCCTCACTACAAACCATATGGTGCACCAAGTGGTCCATCAACTCCTGGAGCTGGATATGATAACAATTCAAAAAACCTTTATGACAGATTCTACGAAGGTGGTGAACCAGCGTTAGACCCACCTGGATTGTTTGACTATTCTAAAGGAGCTTATACTGCAACAACTGCAAGTATTGTAACTGCAGTATGGTCTGGTGGAGATTTAGTACAAAATAACGTTACAGCGTCAACAGAATATAGAAAAGTATTATTAATTATGTCAGGTTTCAGTCAAGACGGACCTGGTAAATTAATTGGTCCTGATGGTAATACTTTGGATAGTGAAACTTTCTTATCTGATTTACAAGTTAGAGCGGCTTCTACAGGGGTATTTAGTGGACTTACTAATAGCGGACCATTATTGTTTAGAGTTGTTACTCAAAGATATGGTTATGGTATTGTTCAAGGTTTAAATACTGAAACATTTACTACATGGCCAGCGGGTAATGGTGGAGCTTATGATAACATTTGTAACACTGCAGGAAAAATCTATTTGGAAGTTGACTTACAAATACCAGCATGTATTTCATGTGGAGCATCAACTCCTGATGGTTACTCAGGTTTAACAACTTCCGTTGGTGCAGGTTCTGTGTTATCAGCAGGAAATCAATTCACAGCTACTTATAGACTTTATAAGAACTTAGAATTTGAAGATGCTATCGGTGAAGTTTCTTTTGACCTTCAATCTGTAACAGTTTCTGTAACTGAAAGAAAGTTAAGAGCACAATGGTCACCTGAATTAGCTCAAGACGTTGCGGCTTTCCACAACATTGATGCTGAAGCTGAATTAACAGCATTATTGTCTGAACAAGTTGCAGCTGAAATTGACCGTGAAATCTTACGTGACTTACGTAAAGGTGCAGCTTGGACATTACGTTGGGATTACAACGGATGGAAGAGACTGAACAACCAAGCTACTCCATACACTCAAAAAGACTGGAACCAAACTTTGATTACTGCGATTAACCAAATCTCAGCTCAAATTCACAAGTCTACTTTAAGAGGTGGAGCTAACTGGATTGTTGTATCTTCTGAAATCAGTGCGATTTTTGATGATTTGGAATACTTCCACGTATCAAATGCGGCTCCTGAGCAAGACCAATTTAACATGGGTATTGAAAGAGTTGGTACTTTGAGTGGTCGTTACCAAGTATACCGTGACCCATACTTCCCACCAAACACTGTGTTGATTGGTCACAAAGGTACATCTTTATTGGATACTGGTTACATCTACGCTCCATACGTACCTCTACAATTAACTCCAACTATGTATAACCCATTCAACTTCACACCTATCAAAGGTATCATGACACGTTACGCTAAGAAGATGGTTAACAACCGTTTCTATGGTCGTATCATAGTTGATGGAGTACGTACATTTGACTTAAATGAATTAAGATAATATTTCTTAATGTGTATAAAAAAAGGTCAGAGAAATCTGACCTTTTTTATTTTTAATTAATCCATTGTTATTTTCCGTAAACACTTGGATAACAATTCTGACTCAACTATGGTAAACACTCCTTTAGAGTAAGCGTGTTTTATACCTTCCATAATTAATACAAATGATTGTTCTTTATTTACATTCTGAATAAATAAATCTAAATCTTTATCAGATGCGTAACTTAAATAATTTAATAATGTTCCTTTTGGTTCAATACTTTTTAAGTCGTTTTGTAATTCTTCTATTTTACTTTTGTCTTGTTCTGTCATATCAGATATTTATATTTATAAAATGTATTAATTATTAATGAAAAAGTCAAATTTAAATGAAACAACAGGTACTAGTGGTTCAGGAACTTACAGAGCACCTGTAAGACCTGGTTTTAGACTTTGGGATGGAGATACTTTAAAACCATTTACTGAAAAACTTAACGGGTATATGAACGCCGAAGTTTATGTTGATTCATTAGATGGTAATATTAATACTAAGGATGTTGAGGAAAAAGAAAGAAAGGCTAAAAAACTTTCAAAATTTGATAAAAAACATCCGGTTCAAAATGATGATGACGGAGACAATTTAAATAATGATAATACTAAACCTGAGTTAATTAAAAGACTTTTTAAATCCAATGTAAACGAAGATTTAGCCGTTTGGTTCGGCACAAAGAAAAAACCGAAGGGTAGTAAACAACCTAAAGGACCATGGGTTAATATTTGTAAAAAAGATAAGAACGGTAAACATCCTCCATGTGGTAGACCCGAAGCGTCGGATAAAGCGTATCCAAAATGTAGAGCTGCGGGTGTTGCTGGAAAAATGACTGATTCCGAAAAAAAATCAGCGTGTCAACAAAAAAGAAGGGCTGAAAAGAAAGACACCCAAGTAGGTAAAGGTCAAAAACCTGTAATGACATCATATAAACCTAAGAATGAATCATTTATTATTGAATTGATTAGAAAAAGTTTATTATGAAAGTATCTGTAGTTTTTAAGAAAAAAGTAAATGAAAAAAAACAAAAAATAACAAATGACTTTATTAAGTTGTTACAAGAAATTATGCCATTAAAAAATGACATAACAATTCATTTTTTGGATAAGAGAAAAGGAAACATGACAACAGGGTTAGAAGTTAACCGAGAAATATATACATTATATGGAAATCGTGTTTTAGTTGACGTATTAAGAACTTTGTGTCATGAGTGGACACATTGTTACCAAGAAGAGAATATAGATGAAAAAAAGGACGTTAACATCCCTGGTAAACCTCTTGAGAATATGTCAAATGTAATTGCCGGAGCTATCATTAGATACTTTACAAAAAGTAACCCCGAAATCGGGGATTACTTATTCGAATGATTTAGTCTGAACAATATTATTATATATTGTTGATAAAGAATCTTTAATTTGAATATCCAAGTCTTTTTCCATTTTTAAAGCCCTTTCTTCCATTTCTTTCTTAAAGAAATCTTTTAATTTTACCCAATCAATATCTGGAAGTTTAATAAAATAACTGTAAGTATGATTTGTTATAGTTACCTCACCCTCTTCCATTGTTATGAAAATTCCACAATTTTCATTTTTAATATATTTTTTACGAGAAATTGGAGCAATTAACAATTCCGAATTTGGGTCGTGAATTAATTGTCTACAAATAGCACTACATTGGTTAAATCGAGTTCTTTGGATTTTTCTCAATTCATTGTTGTGTAGATTTCTAAGAAATATTTTGTATTTCGCAATTAGTTTTTTGAATGGTGACATATTTGTTTTTTTTACAAATATATACACTATTTCTTAGAACCACAATAGGGAGGAGAACATTTTTTATTTCCATCTAAACCTTTTATTTTTCCTTTACAAACTTGGACTGCGTATCCATTAGCATATGCACTTGGGTAGACTTTAAATTTTGATTTTGCCGCTGATTTACCACGAGAACATAGTTTAGTACCAGTTTTTTTACCTTCCATCATCATATCTTTATCATCAATATTCATAGATAATTCCATACCATCTTTTTTAGTTTCATTCATTAGAAAATCAAACACTTGGTCTAAATTATTTTTAGATTCTGCGATATGGTCCTGAGCCCAATCATGACCGTTAGATAGAATATTTTCAATCATATCTCTGTCCATATCTAATAGAATATCACATTGCCTCCTCATTTGTTCTAAATTACTAAAAAACATATATCTTTCTTCTGTTTCTTTTAGAACCTTTTTTAATAAAAATTTTAAATTATTTGTATCCATATTATTAATTTTTTAAATCACCTTTTAAGTCATCACAAACTATTGATAAAAACGTTTCTATTTCTCTTTCAAGACCTTCAAAATCTTCAAATAGATTTACTCCGTCTTGAGATTCAAAATTACATAAAGAGTAATTACCGTCATTATCACAGTAAATTTCTCCATAATATAATTTGTCATTAACATTTAAATATCCTGTGTGTATTATTTCATCGATAGTTTCTTCAGTTGTTTCGTATTTAAATCTCATATCCGGAATTCCATGAGTTGAGTCAAATTTCCAAATTTCACCTGAAGGAACTTTATCTGACATCTTAATTACATCATCTTCATCATCTAAAAATTTATCAGTTTTAGAATAATGGTCAAGATATCGTCTTTCTTTATCTGATAATGAATCTAAACCTGATGAAGATATCTTTTCTAAAATCTTATTAAGTTTGTCCCAGTCTTCATTAATTATATTTTTAATTAATTTAACTAATTGATTTTCTGTAAGTCTTATTTTTTTCATTTTTTATTAACTATTTGAAATGTTAGAGTTCTTTTATAAGTATTAATTTCACCAGAAGTTAATACCTTCATATCAACGTAGTATTCATTTGGTATTTTGTCTCTAGTGTCGAATACAAAATAATATTGGTTTGAACTCCTGTTTACTTCAGTCCAATCTTGTACTTGAACCTCTGTTTGACCTTCTCTAACATATATTCTGTAATATGCTTTAATGTTGTTTAATAACTCAGATGTAGAATATGCTTTTTTAATTATCACTCCAACCCTTCTAACATCCGTGTTTAATACTTTCTCATCTTGTTTAATACCATAAAAATCAAATCCGTATAAATCAGGGTCTTTACTTTCAGGTGAAATATTAAAACCATATTTAAATGGTAAAATAGTAAACATGTTTTCTATGTTAGGTAATGAATTACCATTGTAAGTTAACCCTACCCATACGTCAGAATATGTACAAGGTATTGTAGATGTAATTCCTGTAATTGTTACTTCATATACTCCTGTACTTATTCTACAAGTTTGTAAATTACTTTTAATTAAACTATTGGAATTATTATATATGTTCACTAAAGGATTTGAATCTAAATTAGTTAAAGTACCGTCAATATATGAATATAAATATAATTTATTAGTCGCATTGGAATAGAATGAATTTCTATTATCTTGTACTAAATCATCAAAAGATGTTTCTAAAAATGGTTGATAAAAAGTTTGAGTATACTTTGTAAAAAATCCAACGGAATACGTCTCAGTTAAACCTGTTAAATTTTCTATTTCAGGAACATACGCAACTCCCCATCCTGTGACACCTGTAGTACCTCCGGTCAATATTGAATTAATTTCATTTGTCATGTTAAATTCAATATCTTCATTACCTAATTCAAAATGTTGAGTATCAACTATAGTTAATGCTGAATATTTAATTGATGTACTTGGACCACTATTTGTATTTAAATAAATTCCATTTGTACTCCACCCTGATACCGTAGTTTTTTGAAACCAATTTGATGGTCTACTTGAAAACGACTTATCCAATGGTGAAAATAGTGAAGTTAAACTTCCCTGAGAACTGTTCTGAGTACTTTGAAAATCAAAATAATCGTACCCTACTCCTTCATCCCATGATTGAGGATTACCGGTTGAACCTGATGTTTTTGGTATTCTAAATAAAATTAAATCAAAAGAAGTTGCTCTTCTTCTACCTTCAGAAGTTGTTGAGTTAATTAATTCAGTATCAAATGAAGATGTGTTAGTCATCCTCAATGAGTGAGACATTGATGTACATGCGGTTGATATTATACCTGAAGATATTTTTGTTTGTAAATCAGTTAAGTCCAAATCAAAAATAAATCTTGTGAATCCTTGTTGTGATATTTGATTTTCGGTTGCCCCAAAATTTAACTGCATTACAGGATTTCTCGCAGTATTAACATATGATGAATATATTAAAGTATTGTTTTTGGAAAAATATGACCTGTGAATTGACATTTATAAAGTTGTTTCTTTATAAATATCAATTTATTCGAATATTCTTATTCAAAATAGTTTGATTCGCCTGAGCAAGTTGTTGAGTGATGTCAGTAATTGATGTACCATCTAAAGATGTCGGTGTAGGAGGAGCTGGAACAACACAAGGATGTACGTGAGTCGCCATGAATCCAATTATTTTACTGAGTAACGCAATTAATTTTTCACCTCTAACCATTGAATTTGTTTTATTTTCTAACGGAATACCATCATTTGATAAAAAGAATTTTGATTCTAATCCGTAAGATGTGTCAGAATATGAAATTTCACCTAAAGTATTTTCATTATAAGATAGGAAATAAATCTTATCTGAACCCATAGATATATTTGTGTTATTTACAGGTAAATGTTTGTAGTCGTTAGATTTTATAATATTTGTTTTAAAACTATTTGGATTTCCGTTAGTCTTTACAACTCCATATCCCACTTGATTTGTAATATTATCATAGTTAGATATTGCCATTATTAAATTTATATTGTTAACCTTAATAGCGTCATTAATGTCTCCAGTGTAATTTTTAATTATTTTATATAAATCAGGAGTAGGTCTATAATAGAATGGTAAAATATTTAAGTTACCATCACCACTTTTTAAAGATAATGTACTATCGTCATTTATTTTAACAACACCATCATATACTTGTTTAATAAAATCACTAATAATTTTTCCTGTTTCATCTAAAGTTTTACCTTGGAAGTTTAGATTTGCCATGAAAATTTTATCAGTTTCGTCAATAACACTATCAACAACTAAAGTATCAGAATCATATTTTAATGTTTCAGACGGTAATCTGTATAAAAATACTTGGCCTGTAAAAATTTTTGCAGGATTTTCTGGGTTCTGAATATTATACTCGACCAAATACTTTGTTGCTTGTGGAGTGTAAGAAACCTCAACTATTGGTTCTGCGGGTAAAGTAACAATTGTTGTGTCAAATTCTGTAATTTGTATAAATGATTTTTTATCATTTGCCGGGGTTTCATTGTATTGGTTTAAATTATTTTTATCACATTTACCAACCCTTAATAAGATTTCACTTTCTTTTACTATAATATCTGAAGTACCTCTACCCTGAATTGCAATATCATTATAATTTGGGAATAGACCTTTTTCTGATGGTTTTTGATAATCATTAGTATTTGGTACCAATATAAACTCATTTGCCCCTAATAATCTATCTCCTTCACCACTACTTAATTTTGATGAACGGTGGTCATCTTTATATATATTCTTAGCATTACTTAATGGATGTATAAAATAAAATTGGTTATTATAACCATCTCCATCTTCAGGTGCCGCATATATTAAACATACTCTTTCACCTGTTTTAGGTATAATGTTTAAAAAATTACCAAATAAAGGAGTGAACATTAAAGGGTCTTCATCCAACCATTTAAATTCAGGATATAAATCTTTAGTATTTGGGTCATAAGCGTCTTTATTACGTATTTTTATACTTTCAAGTTGCTCCTCAATTGCGTCCATTTCGGCAAAAACACGGATTCTACCTAATTTAGCCGGGTCATTATCACCTTTTACAATTCCGTAATAAATTACTCTTTTCATTTTCTTTCGTTATATTCTTTAAGTAATAAATTATAGGTATTTTCCAATTTATCTAAATGCTCACTGAATTTTAAAATTGAATTTTTAGTAAATTCAAAGTCTTTAGAGATATGTTCCATCGCGATAACTAAATCCTTGTTACTTTTATTTTTATAATTTTTTATTATTTCTAAAATTTTATCAGATTCCATTACATTGATTTTCCAAATAATTTTATCGATGGTGTAATACCTGGTATTTCAGGAAGTGCAATTTGAGCTTTTGAATTTTCAGCAGATTCTTTTTGTTGAGCGTTTAGCACTCCTTGTAAAGCTTGTAATCCCATATTAGGTGACCCATCAGGCATAGGACCTGTAGGAATACCTATTGCTTGCATCTCCTCAATTGTATTAGAAAACGCTCTTGTTGAATTGTATCCCTCTAATAACGCACATGCGTTTAATAAAGGTAAAGGTATGTTTAATGGAACCCCAAATATACTTAAAAATTTAAGAATTTCATCAATAACACTTTTACATTGCCTATAATCTTGAACAAAAGTAACCCCAACAATTAGTACTTGTATAAGTTTTAAAATCATTATAGTTTGAATATCCTGTGATTTACTTTGAACATCTTTTGTAATTCTTTGTACTAAGAAAAATATATTTTTTTTAAGTTCCTCAACTAATTGTTTTACAAAATATGCAGCGATTCTACTAATAACATTGTAGATAAATTTTGACAATTTTTTAAAGAATTCTTGTACATCAGATATTGTATTTGTAATAGATTGACCAACTAATTGTAATGAAATTAAAACTCCTAAGATTACTTTAGGTGATAGAATTGCTCCCGCAATTGCGATTGGTATTTTTTTAAAAATATCATCATCAAACGATACTTTTATTTGTGGATATGGAAACAACAAACTCCATTTTTTATTTTTAACAATATCGTCTAATGCCGAAATCAATGCATTTTCATTTTCTAAATCGACTTCAGTGATTCTAACTAATTCATTAATAATTGAATTTGAATCAACAGGTAACTCTACGTTATCACAATCTTTAAAAGTAATTACCTTATTAAAAATATTTTGTGACCTTTCTTGTAAAGCCCTTAAATCTAAATCATCAATCTCAAAAAAGTCACTATTTATTTCACCTAATTCAGATACTTTGGCAGTACCCTGTACGTCAATTTCAGAAGGAGCTTGACAAAAACCAAGTATTCTTTGTATAAATCTACCAAATTTAGTTGTATCATCAATTTGGGCAGTACCTGAATTTATTTCCATTGAAACCGCTCCCGTTAAAGCGTCAATAAGTCTACCAATCATGTTATTAGTGTCGATTGGGGACATTGAACCGTAATAATCAAATAAAAAATCTTGAATACCATTATTAATAATTGTAGGTGTTATACCCCCAACCCTTGCTTTCATGGTAATTTTTAAAAAATCACCTGCGACATTATTATTTGTTGTTATAGTTCCATCAGGCCCAATTGTTGTTACAGTACCAACCGCACTGTATTGTATATCAAATAAATTTTGACCTGATTTACCCACAAGTAAAGTAGATGTTGAGTTATCTATTTTATCTTTAATTAAACGATTTATACTTGACGGAAAAACTGAAGGTTGAAATGTATTTATTTCATAAAAAAGTTTTCCGGCGTTTTCAGTTGGTTTTAATTTTAAAGATTTAAATAAATCTATATCAGGTATTGAAACATAAATTACTTGTCCGTCAGTATACTGTTGTTGTTGATTACACCCAACCAAATTTACAATTTCCTCAACTAATATTTCTTTAAATATTGGTTTTGCTTTATATGCAATTTTAATAAATTTGTCTTTTAATAAAGTTACAGTTTCAGTTGGAACATTACTTTTATCTAAAGCCGAACTTTTGGCCTTTAATATTAGTTGTTTTATAAGTTCCATTTGATTATCAACCTCACTTTGAACTTTCTTTTTAAAATTCTCAGCCTTTTGCTTTGCAGCTATTATTTGGTCAACTATCTTTTCTTTTGAATTTTCAGCTTTATTACCTAAAGTTTTAAGTAAATTATCTTTATCAGACGCGACTTGATTATAGGTTGATACAGCATCAATTTTAGACGATGCCTGATTGTAACTATCTTTTAAATCTGGAGATGCCATTAAATCTCAAACCTTTTTTCTTCGTTATTTATGTCTTTCTCAATTAAACTTTGAAGAACATTCTCATCCATTGAAGTTATGTCAAAATCATCTTCTTTTGAATTTTGTTTTTCCCAAATTGAAGACTGTAATTTAGATAACTGTAATTTTTTTTCAACACAATCATTTATTATTTTTTGTTGTTTTTCAATTACAGGACCTATAAGAGTCATGTCCTCAGGTTCTTTCATCATTGCAACCATCTTATTTTGAATTCTTATAGCAGTTGACCTTTGTTCAACCAGTTCATTATAGATTTCTTGCATCAATGTGATTATAGAATCTTTAGTAAAATTAATTTCTTTTTTCTTTGGTTTACTCATATTCTATAAATAGAAAATATTAGATTTTTATTCATCAACTACATTTGACAAACCAATATATAATTTTTTATATTTTTTAATTGATTGTCTAATTTCCTTAGTTGAAAGGTTAGTCATTTCCCTCAGAGATAAAAGAATAAGATTTTTATTAAACTTATTGTTTGATGACGATAAAAATATTGATTCATAATTTGAAAATATTTCATGTAATGCCAATCCTAGTTTATATTCATTATCTGAAAGAGACGGTTCATCTAACACTATTCTAATCTCAACAATTAAATCATTTATTACTGATTTTTCACCCCCTTCTTCAAATTGCATGTCGTATGACATTTTTGGATTGTTTTCCAAGTCTGAAGAAATATCTTCGTATGAAATTTTTCTGTTTGTTTCTTTTTGGTCTTTTAGTATTTGACCCATTAAATAATTTTTACAAATTGTCCCAAAATAGGAATAAGCCTTTTTTTCTTTTGACGGACTAAACTTGTCAATTTTTGTCATTAAAAAGGAATGGGTATCGGTATGTAAATCCAAAAAGTCCATGTCTTTTCTGTACAATTTATATCTCCTTATGATAGATGAAATCATCTTGTCTAAAGGACTTCTGAGAAATTGATTGTATATTTTATTTTTCTCATTGAAAGTATCAGCGGTGAGAAACATCCTCACCGCTAACTCTTCTCGTTCCGCAAAATAATTTTCATTCTTTTTTGGACGTTTTGTATCATCGAGAACAATTATTGTATCCCCAGTCATTAAACACTTGGTTCATAATTTATTTCTCTATCTGATGTGAAAAAATATTCTTTTTTCGCAGATTCAACCCAAAATTTAACTTCTTTTTCATCTAATTTAGACTCACTATTTTTGTAATCCCAAAATAAAGATTGTTCTCTTAAATTAGTATGTTTATAACCAATCTTAGGAATTGTCATAATTTTAACTGAATTATAAGTCATTCTTAAAAGAAA